TGCTCGGTCAACGCGCAGGAACTCCTCGAGCCCTCCGATAGCGCACTTCGATGGCTGGGCTCGTATGCCAGCGCGGTGGGCTTTGACCAGCATGTGTCGTGCGTCACTGACTGACTTAGCATATGCGAGTACGTCATCGCCATTATGAACAGCGTCATGCGCGTGGCGGAGTGCACCACAGTGTGTGAGGTAGATGTAGTTGAGCACTGTGTTGCAGAAGGTGGTAAGCCGCCAACCTGAAAGCAAAGTGCCCGCCGTGGTGTAAGGGTCTGTACCGTTGACGCGCTGGCAGTGGACACTGGATATCACCCATGACATCGCCGCTTCCTGATCTGTAGTCATAAAACCTGAGAATTGTCGGTAATAGGCTTTAAGCACTGCGACCATAGACTGGATGCTGTGCTGCGAGTTGAAGTCCTCATAGTCGAAACACATAGCGACACCGCATGCACCTGCAAGCCTGATGCGTGCGCTGACGTATTTGTCATTAGCTTTCTTTCCGACTGGGAAGAGGTCTGAAAGTACTTCCTCAGCTGACGGCATGCAGAAGTCTGTGAGCAGGTACGAGGTAAGGTCAGTTCCGTAAATGGCTCGTTGCTTCCCCCATTCATATTTCGTGGATGGCCACGCTACGATTTCGGGCTCACGCTGTAGGAAGTATGAGGCGTCCACGTCGGGCATTTCTGTGACTGTGTTGTGTTTCGTCCTGGTCATCCGGTCGCTGGAGATGAATTGGGCGTCAGCATGGTGTTGTGAGTGAACACTCCCTGTCGGGACAGACGCCCACCTGCGCTCCCAAAACCCCTTCCACTCGCACCGCGGATAGCGGTACCCCCTGGCGGCAGCCGCGGAGAAGATCTTCCTTGCGAGCAGTTCGACGCTCGCGGCCGGTATCGGGACGACGCGTGGCGTTAACCGGTTGGCCCTCTCTGCATCCCAGTCGACGGCACCAAAGCCGCGGTTGAGCAAGACATTGAGCTCAAAAGCCTGTTCAAGCCGTGCAGACGTGTAGTGGTGGTGGAGTTTGTATTCGGAGGTCAAGGTTTTGGCCGCTTTTCCCCATGAAAACATGTCGCGAGCTTGAGCCATCGCTTCAGAGCAAAGTAGCATCGCCGCAAGCCCCTGGTCAGCCGACGCCGCCCAGGTGATCAGCCCAGCTGCAAAACTCTCAGTCGTATCGTTGACGTTGAGTAAAACAGCATAAGCAAGCGCGATACCTGGGAGCAGCTCACGCGACGCCGCCCTTATGACTTCAGTTGGAGTTAGGTGCGTGTGGTGTGCTGACGTTATCTTGGACTCCGGCCACGGCTTGGCCCGCGCAAGCCCGGCGTTGATCTTAACGATTTCGCGGAAAGCCGCGTTCGTTTCGGATGTGCGTTGTCTGGAGGTGACTGCGGGGTCGGGAGGCACGAGTGCGCGCGCACTCGAGCCGTATTCAATTAGCGGGGCCTCAGTGAGTAGCGCGATCCCTGCTTCCTGCGAAGTGCGCCTGGTAGCCTGGTTGAGAGTCTCGAGGTTGGCGTAGATGCAGCGCATCCCGGCGACATTGTGGGCCATGCCGATAAACACCTCGCCTCTTACGTTAAAATACTGTTCGTTACCTGTGATAAGTGCTGTTCCCGGTTCGGCAAAGACGAGCGCGTGAGTTGCATCTTCGATGGACGCTAATTCAAAAAGCCCTTCCTTGGAGTTGATAAGTAGTGGTACGATGCCATGTTCGACGTTACGGAGGACCACCCGTTTCAGGTGCCCTCTATGTCTGGCCTCTCTTCGATTGGCGGGGTGGTCGGTCTGTCCGCTCGTTCTGTCGGCTCGGGTGGCACGTGCGGCTGTGAGCCTGGATCCGCAAGTATTGCCTCCCGTCCGACCACTTGAAAACCCGCTACTTTAAGGTCGAGTCTCCTCGATGCGTGGATTGTGATTGGCATGTAGCTGAGATCAGCCTGAAGCTGCACTACCGGCGTGACCCCACGACCAGGCACGTGGTAGAATGTGCCTCTGTTGAGAACTGGCGCGCCGTCGTGCCTGAGCACCGTCACAAGGGGTGAGACAGATGCTTCAACGTGCCAGACGTTAACATCCGCGTCGAGCGGCGGGAGCACCATGAATGTTTTTTGTCTTGCGCCGACGCCGTCAAGTCGGACGGGCATACGGTCCGGACCTCTGACGCTGAATGGGCGTGCTGCAATGGACGTGAGGTTCGGCGCCCAGTTTGCGCGTCGCGTGACCCCGTTGTAGGTCATCTCAGCGTCGTAACCACACCATCTCG